AGGCCCCTCAACTGGGTGTAGGAAATCTGGTAGAAGGGCTGGTCCATCGCCCAGTCCATCGCCTTGTAAAGCCGGTAATCACGCCGGTTCCGTTCGATGCCCTGGCGGATGGTGTCGCGGATGTTTTCGACCAGCTTCTTGACCTTGGGCCGGCTCTCCATCGAGACGGCATCGAACGCCGCCTTGAGATGTTTTGGCGACAGCTTGTGATGCTTGAGGAGTCTCTGGATGGGAACCATAAGAAGGGTTTCCCTGTCTTTCAGCCGGATGGAGTTGCACCATCACTCTCCCACTCAAGGGATGGACTGCTGTTATCGTACGGAGCAGGGGCAGGGATTCCCAGATTCATTTCTTGTAAGCCACGACCACGGACGGTTTCTCAACTGGAGCGGATTCCTCTTCGCTGGTTTCGTCATCTTCCGTCGGCACGCTCAGGACTTCAAACTTCGCCTCCTTTGCATTGGATGAGATTTGTCTTACCTTGAGTCCACCGATGTCGTACTCCGCGCCGTTCTTCCAGTCCTTGACCATGTTGTCGATTCCAGGATCGCTCCTGTCTAAGGTGAGTGTTGACATAACAACAGGAAAACAACCACGTTGCCTGATGAACTGCAAGCAGTGATTGTCCATCATGATCAAGGTCAACGAGCGCGGGTTTGTGTACGATGACTCGCCCAACCCGCTGTGGCTGCCGCCGGTCAACCTGAAGCAGTTCGAGGTCTTCAACGATTTCCACCGCTATCCGCTGATCGACGGGCCGCGCAAGAGCAGCAAGACCTACGGCATCATCCACAAGGTCATCCGGCACGCCTTCGATGTGGGCGGGGCGATGTTCGGCATCGTCAACAAGACGTTGAAGAACGCGAAATCCTCCGGCGTGTGGACGCTGCTCTCCAACTGGATGCTTCCTTTCTGGCAGCATGGCTACGGCGACAAATGGGAGCCGTGGATGCCAGAGGCATGGAAGTACGGATGCCCAGGCTTCAAGGTGGTGGAGGGGCCGAAGACCACGGGGGACACCAAGCTGTCGTTCGTCCGGATCAGAAACCGCCACGGCACCGTTTCTGAAATCCAGTGTCATTCCCTGGAGCACGCCACCGAGGTGGAGGCGAAGTTTAAGGGTCCGTTTTATTCCGGGTTCTGGCTGTCGGAGCTGGACCAGTACTGCACCCGGCACGCCTTCGACATCTTCTGCGATGCGCTGCGGATGCCAGGTGTGCCTTACCAGGAGCATCAGATACTCTCCGACTTGAATCCTCCAGAAAGCGGTGAGAACAACTGGATGCACGACATGTGGTTCAAGGAGCGGGAGAAGCCGCCCGTGAACGACGAGGGCTTCGATCCCATCTTCCACGCCAACCTGCACCGCATCGGGTTCACCCTGGACGACAACCCTCAGCTCGATCCGACCGAGCGGCGGGAGATGGTGGCGCGATACAAAAAGAGAAAAGGGCTTTACGACCGGTTCGTCCTGGGGAAGTGGACCCAGGACGTGGTCGATGGCCATTTCTCCCATGTGTGGGACGAGACCGTTCACGTCCTGGGAAACGCCGACGGATCGAAGGAGGACTGGGAAATCATCGTGCCGACGGATGCCTGCGACACCCTGCTGTGCGGATGGGACATTGGCGACCGCAACCATTCCTTCCACATCCTGGAAAAGATCATCCGTTCGGTTCCAGGCACGAACCGGCGCATGATCTCCTTCTCCATCCTGGACGAGGTGGTGGCGATCATGACGAGCGCTTCGACGGCGATGTTCGCGGAGGCGTGTCTGGACCGGATTCTTTACTGGGAGAAGTGGATGAAGGAGCACCACAAACGGGACATCCAGTGGCGGCACTGGTCGGACTCTTCGGCCTTTGTCTTCTCGGCCACCGCCGGATCAATGGACGCGGCGGTGGTGTATGAAGCCACCAATGGGAAGGTGTCATTGAACGCGGCGCCGAAGTATCGGAATTCCAATCATGACAAGGTCAACGTGCTGTGCGAGCTGATGCACTCAGGACGGCTGCACGTCTCCGCGCAGTTGCGCCGGACGCGGGCCATGTTCGCCAACCTGAAGTCCGGCGGTGATGCGGAGTTCATCAAGGAGAACGAGCACAAGCATCCGTTCGATTCGGTGTCCTATCCGATTCTGGCCGAGGCGCCGCAGGACATGTTCAAGAGCGGGGAGGTCAGGACGGAGAAGCAGCGCGAGCCATCGCTGATTGTCGCCGGTGTCTGATTTCGTGACATAGCCTGAACATCTCGTACAAGTCCAGGCCAGGGCTTGATCGCGGAACATGGCCGTCGGCCATCCTCAGCATTTCATAAACCCCAACTTCTCTAACCACCCACGTCTCCGGCTTCACCCGGAAGGCTATCTGCGGCGCCAGCGAGATGATGGCGGCGGCCTTCGCAAGTGATTTGAAGAATCCCCTTCGGGAGTTCATTCATCGTCCTCCGCGAAATCCTTCCGCGCCTTTTCCTTCACCTGTTCATCGTGGTACATGACCCATTCACGGGCCAGGTGCTGGCGGGCGTACCAGTTGCCGGCGCCATTGACGAACGAGGTGGAGTGTCCGCCGCCCTGTTCCACGTTGCTGCACAGAATCTGCACGTTTTCAAAATGTTCGCTGAGGGCTGCGACATGGCTGGTGACGATCTTTGCCAGCCGGTCACGGTCGGCATCGGTGGGCGCGTTCATTTCTTTTTCGTTTCAATTTCGTACCCGAACTTCACCGCGCACTTGTGACAGAGAAACAGATCCCTGACCGGTCGGAGAATGAGTTTGTAGAGGTAGGTTTCTTTTTTGCAGCCATCGCATTTCATGTTCGTTTTATATCTCCCCGTGCTTGACCGGTGCAACCTGATTGTTTTGTAATGAGTCCATGACCACCCTCATCATCCGCCACGGCTTCCGCGACATTGGAAAAGTCATCCTGAAAAACGGCGTCGTCACCGGCACGGAGGTCAACCCTGGACACAAGGAGCCTGACCCGCTGCGCGGCATGAAGGGCTTCATCGAGAAGTCGGTTTACGAATACGCCGTTTCCTGCGGCTGGAAGGTTCTGGCTGCCCTGCCTGAGGACAATACGTAGAACACCTGATTAAAACCGTCTTGCCTTGCCTGCTGAAACAGTCTAAACACGGGTCATGGCCACGAACCGAGAATCGAAATCATCGAAAGTGAATTTCAAATTCAAGGGGGACAGCCATGACTTCCGGGCTTTGCTCTGCAAGGTCATCGGATGCGACACGCAGACAAAAAACCCGGTTCGGACCTGGTTCATGACTTTTGAGCAGGACGAACGCATTCCAAAGGCAGCACACATGAAACTTACCAAACCCATCAAGCCGGGATTCCGGCGCCCGTTCACCATCACTCCGGACGAGCCGGTCGATGTCAACGCCAGCGGCACCTACGTCGCGGTTGAAATCGTCAGCGGCGATTCCACCGTGACCATCGATCCCGCCTCCAGCGCCACCTCGATCAAGGGCTGGCTCAACGGCGACGGGGCCACCGGGGCCAAGGCCGTCCGCTTCAGCGCCGACGGTCATGTCGGAGAGGGCGACCAGCTCGTGACCCTCGACGTGGAATTCGATGTGGCCAGCCCGGACGCCACGATCCTGGGCTTCGTGGAAGGCACGGACGAGGCCATTCCGGTATAAATCTCCTCCCGCTGTTCCGGACTTCCCCTCCGGAGCGGCTTCCCGGCACACAAGGTCCATCCGTGGTCCCGTAAAACTACGGATGGATTTTTATTGTGCCGGTGTGGTGTAATGCCGGTCTATGAGCGCCTCAACTACATTGACCGTGGCTCCCTCGCTGGAGCTGACCGCCACCACGCCTGCCGAGATGCAGGAATCCCAGACACTGTTGATTCAATGGTGTGAAACCAAGATCGCCGCCATGAAACATGACGCGGCGGAGCTGGCCGAGAACCTGAAGATCGCCCTGCGCAACAAATGGAAGTCCTCCACCCTGAAGCGGCACACCGATCTGGCGGCCAAGCGGGTGACGTTCTATGAGAAGATCAAGGCGGCGCTGGAGGCGGGCTACTGCATCGTGCCCAACTTTCCGGTGACGCTGTTCGCCATCCGGACGGATCGGGAGAAGCCAAACAGGAAACTTTATATCGGCACCTGGAAGGGGGGAGGGAACCACACCCAGGAGGCAAAGCTGCTGCCCGCCGGGGAGGGGGATTACAAAGATCCCAGCCCACTCGTCGTGATCGATGAATTCAATGGTCCTGACGGCAAGGGTGGGACCACCACGACATACAGGGCAGAGGCCACCAGTTTCGACGACATAGACTTCCCAATCAACATGGCCAAGCCCCGCATCATGGAGGCCACGGAACGGGCGATGGCCTTGAAGATATTCGACGAGATGGGCGTGCTGCCGGACCCTCACCCCAAGCAGGACCCGCTCATTGTCGGCAGGATTTTAGATCCACGTCAGACTGGTTACGGTCCTCAGAAGTTCGTCACCTTCATTGTGGCGTGGCATTTGAACGTGCGGGATTTATAGTCCCGCCATGCCAATCAAAGAACTGATCGACAAGCACGCCGCCGAATGTTACGAGGCTCAAATTGAATCCATCCGAAAAGACGGCAGTACGGACTGGTTCATCATCATCGCGGAACACATGCGCAACCTCGTCTGCGACATCGAGGAGATCGCATCCCATTCACGGGACTGGAACAACAAGGCGAGGTTTGATTAGGCGATTCACCTGGCGCACAACGAGCACATGGTTTTCCTGTGCCTGTCCCGTGTCTCTTTTGGGTAGTGTATCAGTTTGAGATTCTTCTTCTGCCAACGGTTAGAACATGGCATTAAGGCTTCATGCCGAAGAAAAAAGCGAAGCCAGGTAAGAAGCCAAAGAAGGATTTCAGTCAGACCGCTCTCGCGATTGTCGAGCGCGTTACGGGCGGGAAGCTAAAGCCTAAGCCTAAGCGTTAGCGCTTAGGCCGATAATCCCGCTGGTCCAAACACGCATCGTAAAGCAAACGATCAATCGCGATCCAATCCGTCCCATTTATTCCCCTTTTGTTACTGCTCGTCGGGCTAGATGGAAAGGCGCACGCGGACTTGATCCACCGGATTTGCTGCTTTGTGAGTAATCGTAACTCATCTGCTACTTCGGATAGATCTTGGTCTTGGCTGAATATCAGCGCTACATCGAAAGCCCTACGGTGCGCGCAACCTACGACATCGAGGGCAATTCTGACATCAATACCCTTCTCCTGACCAACAAGCACTGATGATGTGCTTCCAGTTGGTAGCTTTACAAACTGATTCCTGTAGCGGAGAGGTCGGCTGAATACCGCCACACCTTGGCGGCCCATCTGCGCCAGCTTGGCCGTCCAGAAATGATTCCAGAAAGGATCGTCTGCAACGTCAGGTATTCCGGTGTAAAACCTAACCTGCTCAAGCTTCCACTGCTTCTGTTTGCAAATGGACTTCGAGAGTTCAAAAACATCGTAATTAGGATACGGGTACCCAAAGGAGTTCTTGGCTGCGTGAAAGAGATTTTGCCCATCGACAAAGGCAAATACTCGCTTTATTGATGGTTCCGTGAGCATGTCTTCGCCACCTAAAATGATAACCCCGCCCGAGGCCGTTGCCGGCGTGTCGAGCGGGG